TTACAAAGCATAACAAGTAGAAACTTTTTCTTTTTTCGATATATAAATAGAATTTATATAGTTTCGAATAGTTAATTTTTAAACGCGACACGTTTTTTAATTAAACACGACACGTTTTTTAATGGCTTAACGCCCATACTTTAAGGTAATAACCGCAAACCATACCAATAATAAAAGAGATTATAAATATGGCTAATGCATTAAAGAATTTTTCCATAATCACTCCTTTCAGATCCAATACTTTTCAGCGAGATAATCTCTCAATTTCCAATACTGATCGTTGGTAAAATCTTTTTGACCGCGATCGTATTTTTCTTGAAGGTTGTAAAAACATTGTTTTAAATATCGTTTGTCGTGGTGTGCTGGGAATGGAACGTCGTCAACATTGATTACAAACTTAAATGTTGTTTCGTCGATCTCGAAATAATCATAGAAATTCTTTAACGATTTAATTTTATATTTTCGGTCGATCATTTCGCCCATAACTTTTAATGAATATATGTATAAATCGCGCTTTGGATATTCGTAAATGTAATTAATTAAAATATGGCGGTCTTGTTTTTTAAAGATCGAGTTAAGTTCTCGCCATTGCGCCAAGAGTTGGGACTTTGGGAGAAACGGAATTAATTCATAATGCCATAATCTCATTATTTAGCCTCCCAAGTCTTGATATAATCGTAAGACTTAATAAATCCGTCGTGAACGTAATCTTCGTAAACGGAAATTGCCATTTTTTGCGCTTCTTCTTTGGTGTCGGCGTAGCAACGGAAATACTCCCAATTGTGGTTAATCGCGAATAAGGAAACAAACTTTTTCATAAAGACATCCTTAAATTATTTTCAAATCGTGACGATTATCTAATTCGGCAACTTTTACAAAATCGCCATTATATTTTTCGATAAAAATTTTTGTAATTTCTTTTTCGAAATATTGATTACCTTTATCTATGTCGTTAAAGGCTATGGAAGGATATTCTCTCGTATTTAAACCACCATATTGGTCTTTGCAAAAAACCAAATCTCCTTTCATAATTAATTCGCGAATAGTGTCGGCTTCCTTAATAATTATATTTTTACTATGATTATAATAAAGCGTAATTCCTTCCGCCGAGTAACAAGCGTCTTTACCCCACGGCATATCTACAAATTTTATTAATTTGGCTATGCAAGTTTTTGTTCTAATATATTCTTTCATATTTGCTCCTTGCCATTAACTTTAATAATGTTTTCTGGTAAGACACCAGTTGGATGTCCTTCAAATGCTAAATGCTTCAAGAATTCGTCATTTGTCGGTCTGATCCAAACGTATTTTTCGTTTTTTCGAACTGGTTTAACGATATATCCTTTTATTCCTTCTTTATAAATAGATTTACTTTTAGAAATTAAAACGGATTTCGTTTCGATAAAATCGCCTTTCTTTAGTTTCATAATTGCTCCTTCTTCCTCAACCTTTATCACGGCTTGGAACGTGCCTCGGCGGTTTTAAGAAGGGAAAGCCTAGTTTCCCCATGGACTTTTAATAACTTCAATCGTTGTGTAAACGATTAATCCGTTTGGTTCAATTGTTTGCTTTGCTTTCTCAATAAACCAATGAGGGTGTTTTTTGTTAATGTCTTTCCACGCTTCTTCTAATGTTTCATAGAAGTAATTTTTACCTCCTCCCCAATGGTTACAAACTAAATATCCGATTTTTTCCATTTTCTTTGCTCCTTCGTCCCTTGGGACAACTATATTCTCGCTCCGTTGTAAATATTTGTCAATACATTTTGTAAAGTTTTTTTACACTATGCTAACAAAGTGGCGCAAAAAAAAGAACGAAGCCTCGCAAGGTCTCGTTCTCTAAAAAGGAGCCATTACGGGAAATCCCAAACCATAACGGCAAAGATATTATAATTCTTTTATATTGCGCTGACAATAGCCTTTGCTAATCTTTCGTATTTGTGGGTATTGAATAAGGAATAATCAATTTCTGATCCGACAAAGCAAACTTCGACGAGTAAGGCTTCGCAATGAGTGTTTTTTATTACATAAAATGTTGAGCCGTCTTTTACTCCACGATTAGCAAAACCTAATTTTTCGAGGTTTTTGCAAATTGCAACGGCTCTTGGTTTCGGATTTCCTTTCCAAGTATAAACTTCTGATCCGTGTGCTTCTTTTGCTCCCCCGTTAAGGTGGATTGAAATAAATAAATCCGCCTTTGCTTCATTCGTTATATTAACGGCTTCTTTTAAGTTATTGTAAGAACTATCGAAAACGGCTGGAATTACTTCGTGTTTGGTGCTGGCGAGTTGTTTCATGATCTCGTAAGCAATTTTTCGTGTTTCGATACTTTCGTTTAATTTTCCAACGGCTCCCGTTCCGTTACCGAACTTGGTATGCCCCGCGTTTACAACTATTTTCAAATTGACCCCTCTTTTCGAGTGTTAACTTTTGCTTATTAGTGTCGACAAAGTGACACTATTTTATCGTAGGTAAATCAAACAAACTCATTTGTCTGTCGTCTTTTTTGAGGCGATAACCCAATTTGCGATATTCTTTATAAACTGGCTCCCAAATTGCCTCGCATTGTTTCTTTTCGGCAGGCAAGTATAATTCCATTACCTCCAATTGTTCTTGAAGGTTTAATGAGAACGGACAACCTTTGCAACCCGTCCTCTTGAAGTTGTATGGAGCCGAATATAAATCGCATAACTTAATATCGTATTTTTGAATGAACCAGTTTTCCCAATCTTCATTGACTTTGACTAATGGGTGGAACTTTTTAAGATTTCCTTTTGGATCCGTGAGAACACAACCCAAACCCTTTCGCGTTCCTCCCTCCTCGGCTCGCATTCCAGTTAAGACAACGTGGCGATTATTTTCCTTCTCCCATTTCTTAACGGGTTCTTTTTTAAACTTAAAGCAACATTTGTTAGAAACTTTTAAGTGAAACTCATTAGTAAATTGATAAAGAAGTTTGGAAGGACAACCAAAGGATTTTCGGCTTTCGGCTGGGTGTAAATAACGTTTTATTGTTTTTGCTTCTAAACCTTGATTTTGATAAACGCTCAAATAAAGTGAATGCTCTTTGCTCTTAAAAGGGTATCCGTATTTTTCTAAAACCTTTTTGATTTGTGCGCTTGGAGTAATCAATTTGAAGCGTTCGTCTTTGGAGGCAAGTTCTTTTACAAACTTGACTATATGGACGTATTCAATGCCCGTATTTATAAAAACTCTCGGTATCTTGTTATTTGGTAACGCCATATCTAACAAGTAATGTAATATAGTGCTATCTTTGCCACCGCTAAAAGAAATATAAGCGTTATTCTCCAAATCGTATTTTTGGTTAATAGTCTTAATAATTTCTATGCGGTCAAACAATAAAAGTTCATTATCCATATTTTCGCTCCTCAAAATGGTAAATCACTGGGTAGACTAAAATAATCAATTTCGGGTTCATTTAACCAATCTTCTAACTTTGCTTGATTTTCGGGAGAAAGTTTCTTAATTCCATTTTCAATTGCGGTTTTAAAGTATCCGAACTTATTAAGGATTGGCTTTCCGTTCTCGTCATAACCCGTCCAGCATTGAAGAAAATAAGTTATGCACCTATTTACGAGTTCTTCTCCGTTTATATCTACCAAGGTTTGCAACAAATAATTAAATTGGTCGATAAATGGTTCGGTTTCTTCAATATAAAAGTTTCTAATAAGAATATTTGTATATTTATTAGGCGCGACCGCGCTACTTTGTTTATTTATCAATTCTTTATTATTAGTTGTATTATTCTCTTTTTTATAAGATATATTATTAGGTAAAGTTTCTTTAATAGGTGGTATGCAACTTTCTTGTATACCCCCCTCAACTTTGTTGCTCTCCCTTATGCAAGTTTCTTGTATGGTAGTCAAATCGGTTGCCGAATATTCAACAAACTTGACCCCGTTTATATACTTGTCATTTTTAGTTAAAAGGTTCTTCTCAACTAATTTCTTTAAGGCGGTCATTACGGCTTGTTTGCTGGCGCAAGTCCAATCGGATAAATATTGGAGGGAGCCGTTAAAAACTTGTCCTTCGGCTTGGCTAAACCCGTAAATAATAGCATAGCAAGCCAACTCCAAGCCTTTTAATTTTAGATCCTTAACCATAAAAGATTGAACTACATAATAATTCCCGTCTTTTACTTTTGACATATCCATAATTGCTCCTTCTTGTTGTGTTTGAAACATTAAATCTTTTGATATTCAGAAATTCGTTTTTCGGCAAGTTCGAAATATAATTCGTCCATTTCAATTCCGATAAAATCTCGATTGAGTTCTTTACAAGCGATACCCGTTGTCCCACTACCCATAAATGGATCAATGATTATGTATTCTTCTGGCAAAATTCCAATTATATTTTTCATAACTTCAATCGGCATAATGCACGGGTGGTTTAACGCTTTTTTTGAGACATTTTTTATCTGATTGATATTCCACCAATCATATAATCTCCCCCCCCCGATACCTTTTGCGATACGTTCTTTAATTCGTTTGTCGTTTGGGTTTTTGTAAGGTTGTCTTACTTTTTTAAAATCTGGCTTTATACCAAAGAACGCTATATCTCTGTGTTGCTTGGCGGTATTTGAGTTATATACCCAAGAAACTACTTTTTCGGGAAACAACCCTAATTGAAACGCTATTTTGTAAAGCATTTCTGGATAATGGATTATTACCAAACCAGCAAAACCGCGACAAGAAAAAACGTCGTCTAAAAAATTTATATAATCTTCTTCTGGGAGATTATCCTTGTATTTGTTGTAATGGTATCCTTGATTAAAAGGTGGATCAGTAACAATTATCGCCTTTCTACCTCTTAATAAATTTTCGCAATCTTGGCTTCCGAAGAAGTCGAGACAATCACAATTGAATAACTTTATCATATTCACTCCTTTTTTAAATAAAAACCACCTAATTACTTGACCCCAAGTTCCCCGAGCCGTCGTCGCGCGGGCTTCTTAATCCTTGGTTGCGAAGGTCTTTCGTTAGGTGGCGTTAAAGCCTCGTTGATTGTTCCTCATTGCTCGCAACAAACAACAAGGCTCTATTTGATTTTAAAGTAAATGTTTCGTTTTGTAAACATATTATATTAATTAAAACAAAATGTAACGTTCATGATCCATAGAGTTCACGACTGGAAATTCCTCGCAATATATCGCCATTAAATAATTCAATATCAACAAGGCTCCAATCCTCGGGATATGTATAAACACAAATAATTATCCCTTCTTGCCATTCGTCCTTGATTTTGATTTTGACTTCATCTCCTACGATCATTTAATCTTCCTCCTCAACGGGGATAAGATAAATTCCTAATTTTAAGCCGTTAATTTCAATTCGGCTATTTTCACGTTTTAAAGCGTGATAAATTCGAGTTTGCATTTTGTTTTGAGTGTAACGATTAACTTCAATTCCAAACTTACGCATTAATTCGTTAATGTTGTCCGCGTAATCGAAGAAGAAATCTTCCCGATCATATAAGGCAAAGAAATATTTTCCGAGATAATATTTACTCCTCGCCATTGTTCTTATTGACCAATTCGATTTGAGTTAAAATGTTTTTTCGACTATCTTTTAATTCATTCATTAAATCTTCTTTGGTAGTTCGAAGATCGGTTTTCATATCCGTAATAGTTCTTTGCTGGGCGGACGCCGTAATCGAATTAACGACGATAAAATTTAAAGTTGCTTGAACAATACTTTCTAACGCTGACGCGTAATCCAACAATAATCACTCCTTGGAATATTCAAGATATTCGTCGATTTCTTTGTTTCTGATCTCGCTTGCTTCTTCGTCACGTAAACTTGGATTTTTTTCTTGAAGTTTGCGACGGCAACGAGTAATGGTTTCAAGCGCTGGAATTTTTAACGCTTTATGATTTTCGAATAGTTCTTCCATTGGCTTTTTAATGTCAACGAAATTTTTAAGAACTTCAACATAGAGAAGAAAATTGTCTCCTCTTGTTGCTGGGTGGTCGATTAACGCTTGCTCGACAAGTGGTTCGACTAAACTAATTTTTGCCATAGTTATTTCCTTGACGGCTCCTTTCTTTCGTGAGATTTTTTCTCGCGTGTTTCAAACTCGACTTCGATTTGAGGTCTTGTTTGAATTTTATTGTTTTTAGACTGATCAGACATTTTCTTTAATTTGAGAAAATTCTTTTCAACATTTGTTGGTTTTTGTGCTTCCATAATGGCTCCTTTTTTGTTTACAAAGCATATAAAGTAGAAACTTTTTTATATTGCTTTTATATAGATTTTATCTATATAGAGTGCAATTTTCGGTTTTTTAAACACGACACACTTTTTGATAAAACACGACACGTTTTTTTACTTTTCGTTTGTTACTTCGATTTCTTCTTCGAAATATTCAAATTTTGCTTTTGGATAAAGATCTTCAAGCATTCTTAACACCCTTGTCGCGTCTTGCTCGTTTTTTCTATAATATTTGTCAATTCCAATAGGACGTCGCATTACGACAACGTAGAATTTTTGTTTCTTCATATTGCCTCCTTTTTATTTTTTGAAATAACTAATTTGAGACCTCATTCGGTCTATATCGTCATAACTCCATTCGATATAATGTTCGGTAGTTGCTGACGAACTATGGTTAAGAAAAATTCTTACGTCCTCGGTAGAATATCCCCATTCGGCGATACAACAATAACCAAAGGTTTTTCTTAACCCGTGCATACCAATAGTAAACGGAATTTCGGTTGCCTTGGTTGCTTGCTGGATAACGCGGTCGATCCGTTGTCTCGTAACCGCCTCAATAACTCCGCCTTTCGTGGATTTAAAGAGATAATCGTTTTCTTGAAGATTATTTCTTCGAATGTAGGCGTTTACCTCCATAACGTATTCGGTTGGGAGTGTAAAGAATTGATTTTTACCCGTCTTATTTTCCTTAATATCGACTTTGCCTTTGACGACTTGGAATACTTGCAATTGGAGCAAATCCTCCGCCCTAAAAGCCGTATATAACGCCGTAAGGACAATCATTCGGTCTCGGTCATAGATATATCTCTTTTTCGCGGTTTTAGCCATTTCATAGCGATTTGAAAACCAAGCGATAAAAGACATTCTCATTGATCTATCTTTGATCGGGTGTGTTTTGTTGGATCCAGCCTTCGGATTTTTGATTTGTCTATGAGACTTTACCTCAATAGACTTACTTCTTCTTGGCATATATTCGCCTCCTTTTTAGTGTTTTGCATTTTGCATTTTCCAAACTTCGTCGTCTTTCAGTTTGAATAGATTTTGAATTTTTAACCAAGTTTTGCGAGAGCCAATTCGTTTTCCTCTCTCGATTAGAGAATAAGCGCCCTCGGAAATGCCTATCTTTTCAGCCATTTCACGTTGGGAAATTCGTCCGTTTTGATAACGTAAATCTTTTAAGTCTTTATATTTCGCCACTTTGCTACCTCCTTTCGCGTATGTCTACATATTGACACCATAATTATATAACTTTTTGTAAATTATTGTAAAATACTTTTTGTAAATTCTTTTTTCAATTTGTTAAGCCATTTTAACTTCATAGTTTACTTTAAACCCTTCTTCGATAAATTCGTCCATTTCTTTTAACGATATAAATCCCAGTTCAGTTGCTAATAAAACTTTTCCTAAAATAACGTGCAACCCTCCGTCCGCACTTTGTTTGTCATAAACCGACTTAAAAGACCTCAAATTGTCGAGAATAATGTCGCGGGCTTGATTATTCATTCCTATTGCCTCCAAACTTTTATTAGTGTATGCTTAAAACGTCCATTTGGTTAATAAACGTTTCATTTCGTATCGTTGACTTAACAAAGAATAAATATACGTTACAAGGAGTGATTTTTTGGATAACGAAAAAATCGGACAAAAAATTAAATCGTTAAGAAAAACGCGCGGTATGACCCAAGATCAATTGGGACAAAAACTTGGAGTTCAGCGTGCAACAATCTCGAATTACGAAATTGGAAGAAGAAGTCCTCATTTAACGGAACTCGAAAAAATAGCAACAATTCTTGGAGTATCGTTGGAGTATTTTGGAGTTGGAACAAATGAAGTTCATGATCTGATCGCACGAGCAAGAGTAGTTTTTGAGGACGACAATATTCCTTATCAAGAAAAAGCCAACGTTTACAAGGAAGTAATGAGACTATTTTTGGATATGGATAAAAACGAGCAAATGGGGCAATAAATGAACTAATTATATGTATTTGTGAAATTTTTTCACGAATACGCGTATTTTATGATACATTTTGCAACTATTTTTAATAAAAGGAGTTTTTAACGTGTCTAAAATAACGATAAACGAAGTCGCTTCCTTGCTGGGAATTAGTCCTCAATCTCTTCGGCTGGGTTTACAAAGAAACGAATTACCTTTTGGATCAGCGATAAAAACAAGTGATCGCTATACTTACGTTATTTACGAAAAAAAATTAAAGGAGTATTTAGATATTTGAGTAGAAAAAGAAAATCATTAAGACTACCGAATAAATTTGGTGGCGTTGTTTTCCTTGGAAAGCGACGTCGCCGTCCCTATGGCGCAAGAATTACTATTGGCTGGTCGGAAAATAAAAAACAAAAATATAAATACCTTGGATATTTTGAAAATCGCGAGGACGCGCTGGCGTGTCTTGTTGATTTTTATAAATCGCCATACAACGTTACCGATAACAAAACGACATTTAAGGAGATATATTTATCTTGGATTGATAATCACGCGGAGAACGTGTCGAAAAAGACCATTAACGCTTATAATTCAACATTTCGTAAATTATTAGATATTCACGATATACCAATCCGTGATATTCGTTCGGCACACGTTCAAGCGATTATCAAAAACCAGCCATATTCGACGGCAAAACTAACTCGCTTAATAACGGGAATTGTATGCCGTGAAGCAATGAAAAGAGAGATTATTGACAAAGATATTTCCGAATTATTAATATTGCCTAAAAAAGGAGAGAAAAAAGAAAAAATGCCTTTCACTAAACAAGAAATAGAATTAATTTGGAACCAGCAAGGAGAGAAATATGCTGATATGCTTCTAATCCTTCTTTATTCGGGTATGAGGATTTCGGAATTGCTGGAAATGGAAACAAACAAAATTGATTTAGAAAATAGAATAATGATTGGAGGTTTGAAAACCGAGGCGGGTATAAATAGACCAATGCCTATCCATAAAGATATAGAACCAATAATAAAAAGAGTTTGTGGAACAAATTATCTTTTTCAAGCACCAAGAGGTGGAAAATTTAGTTATTCAAATGAAGGATACCGATTAAATAAATATATGAAGTCGCTTGGATTAAATCATACAATCCACGAAACAAGACATACTTTTATTTCTCAATGTAACCGACTTGATATAAATAAAATGGTTGTAAAAAGGATTGTCGGACATTCCACTAAAAAGGATTTGACCGACGACGTTTACACACACAAAAACGCCGAGGACTTATTGCAAGCAATCGACGCTTTCTATTATTAATCACGTATATTATGTGTATATTTAGTGTATATTGCGCCCGTAATTTTACGTTATTTCCTATGGTGTTAAATTGCTATAAAGCCTCGAAAATCCTATATTTTCGGGCTTTTAGCGACTAAAAAATCAAACTCCCTATTTTGACTTAAATCCTTTTAAATCAACAATTTTATTGCATTTTGTATATTTCTTGTATATTAAAAAAAGAGACCAAATATTGGTCTCTTTTTGTGTATAAGCGTATTTTTAATACGGATTTTCTTACATTTGCCCGCCTTTACTTAATGCGATTGTTCCGCGAATGTTGGATTTTCCACTAACAACGTTCAATGGAAGTTCGCTTACAAGGTCGGTGCAATTTACCCAACCAGCGTTTCCGACTTGCCAAATTGAGTTCTTTTGGAAATATCCGCTTCTTGCTTGTGTTGGAGCGTTAACCGCATAAAGAATTGAAACGGAATTTGTGCTGGATTGACCGATAATCGCGCTCGCGCTGGATTGATTGCCCGTGTAAGCGTAATACTCGCCCCCTTCAATTCGAAGCAAACTCGCGTCGGCTGGTTGGAAGCAATAAGAATTTCCGTCAACGTTGGCAACTGATCCACGGCAATTTTTGAATGTTCCACAACTTGCAATGTTTGAGGATTTATAAGCATTAATCCAGAAACGGCAATTCTCACAATAAATTTCGCCCGAACTATTGGAAAATAACTTAACCATTGTATTTTCGGCGGTGTTTCCAATATTAATATTAGCACCGATAACTTGGAGGTTTTGCGCTGGAAATACAACGCTATATTTGCCCGCTGGGGCGTTAATTTGAATGTAAGAGCAATCGGAAAAATCGAGAATTAAGCGTCGATTGAAGTCTCCCGCAAAATTAAAGAAGCGATAAGGATTTGAACTTGATCCGTCTCCATAAGCCATTGCGGAATATCCAAAGTTTCCGACGATTTTAATTTTCTTTGATCCGTAATCGGTTCCACCACTTAACCAAGCGCGACCGAGATTTGTAATTCGAATATTATCGTCAACGCCGTTACAAACATAGACGTATTCGTTCGCGGTTTTCAGATCTTCGACGTCTTGCACCCATTGATTATAAGAAGCGATGGCGGTTGCTAATCCTTCTCCGTCAATAAAGTTGTTAAGAACTACTGAAATTTTCGCTCCCGCGGATTTATTGGCGGTAAAGTTAATAACAATATATGCACTCGAAGTTGTAATAGTGTAATTGACGTTTTCTTCTTTTAAACCATTGCAATAAACCTCAATTAGCGAGTATTTGTCGTTATAGAGCGAACTTGGAATATTTGTTGTAACGACACGCCCAGCGCTTGCCATTGTTCCGTTATATTCGAATTGCTGGACGATAGCGTCGTAATAGTCCTCGTAACCTTTAACGGCGGTAAACCAAGGACAATAAGTTTCATTTCCTCGGCGATCTTTAATATAACTTTGCGCGATTGTAGTAACGTTAGGATTAACAATAATATAAGCAAGTAAAAGTTCGTAAATCTGATCAGTTCTTGTTAAATCGTTAATCGTTGGGGTTTGATTAAGACTTTTAATATAAATATAACTTCGTCGAGCGCTCTTTGTTTGAGTATTATCCATTCGAAGAATAACACAATCATATCGAGCCGATCCACCCGTTGGAGCCGTCGCGATCGTAAAAGGTAATTGAGCGTCATTAATATATGGTTTGCCAAGAATACAAGCAAAACCCGCGTTAACTTTAACATTCATTCCACTATCGGCAACAACCTTTAATCCAAGAGGATTTCCCGTTCCCGCCTCATTATCGGTTTTAACAACGCCCGTTGTAAATGCTACTCGGAGCCAATTTGAAATATCGTCAGCCGAATAATTGCGATCATAACCCGTTTCGAAATTTCCGTCGGGCATTGCATTAAAGAAAAGTCCTTTTTCAGCCATATTATTTTCCTCCGCAATTTTTAAGCGAGCCAATTTGGGCTTCGATCAGACTTTTTAAATATGCCGTAATATCTCCCACGTTGGCTTCTAACCACAATTTAACGTCCCGAGACATATTTGTCTTGATAAGTGTTAAACAACGCTCCAAGGCTAATTTTTGAGCCTTTGCGTCGAACATATCGTTTTCTTTAAGATATTCGACGTAAGTTTGATATACTTCGAGAACGCTATCCCTTACAACTTGGTGTAAAGAATTAATAATGTCCTTTGTTTTTTGATCTTTAATGTATTTATTAATTAGATAAGTAATAAAAACCCCCAGCGCACTAATTAAAACGCCAGCGATACCTACAATTATTTCAGTAAAAATTTGAGACCAATTCATTTTATTTTCTCCTTCAAATGCTGGATTTCGTGATCATGGGCGATTAAGTGTTCTCGGCAATCGTCAATCTCTTTTCCGTGTTTTGTAACTCGATCCCTTAAAACGTCGCCTTCGCCATTTAATCGGTCTATACTATCGTTTAACTTGGTTATAGATTTATTCAAATTAATAATTGGTCGAACAATAATCGCGACAATAATTGAGGCAATTCCAAGTAAAGTTGCTATACAACCAATTAATAGACCCATAAATTGCGCTTCACTCATATTAGTATTTCCTCTTAATAATTATATTACAATATTTAACAATTATAAATGATAAAGAAAAAAACCACTTTTTCAAGTGGCTTTTTAATTAATTTTATTTGCTCCAATATCCGTAAACACAACGGCTTTGGTCACGTGAGCAATCATACGTATCGAACAAATGTCCGTTATTAACACAAGTGTAATGTTTTGATACTCTTACAATTAGTGTTCCGCTTGGCAATTCTTGTTCGTCCAAGTGAACTCGACAACCTTTGCCAATTTCCATTGTCGCGTGCCATTTCCAGCCAATAGAAGCAAGATACTTTTTCATTGTCTCAACATAGACGCCGTTTCTTGCATTGCTAATACTTTTTTTACGTTTTCCTCTATGTTCTTTCTTGGCAAGTTCGTTAATCGCGTCGTAAACCTCTTTATAGTCTTTGCCAGTAGCATTGCAAATTGCTCTCACTCCGCAATCTCCTACATTTTTTGTTTGGAAGTATTTTAACCTTCCGCCGTCCGAATAAATAAATTCCATAATGGCTCCTTCTCACTCTCCAATTACTCGCGGGCTTGTGACCGCCGTTGGCTGGATTAAAAAGGCTTAAAGCCTTTTAGAAACATTCAGTTTCGATTAGTTCTTGAAGCCTATCGTATTCCTTATCTTTTTTAATAAAGAATGGATCTTTGGATAATTTCTTATCGCTTGCAACTTCGTAAGCACTTTTTCCAAAGTGTTCTTCAATTTCTTTAATAATTTGTTGTTGTTTTTCAATTAAGTTTGTCATTGTTTTATTCTCCTTATTGACACCTTTATTTTAAATCCATTCTTTTTTATTGTCAATACATTTTGTAAAGTTTTTTTACATTTGTTTTCATAACGACACAAAAAAGCCCCCAATAAAGGAGGCTCTTTTGCTGGTATTAAGGTTTTAGGAATAGTTGAACCCACTCGTTGCCATAGTTACCGCCCTCGACATAGCCCACGCCAAGTTGAGTATAATTCTTATTAAGAATATTTGCCCTATGTCCCGAGGAGTTCAGCCAATCGGTCATAACTTGTTCGGGGGTTTGTTGACCGCTGGCGATATTCTCTCCCGCGTAAGAATAGTGTATCCCGAAATGTTGCAACATATCAAAAGGCGATCCATAAGTCGGGGAATTGTGGGAGAAATAGTTGTTGTCCCTCATATCTTTTGCCTTGATAGTCGCAATGTTTGTTAATTCTTGCGAAAGAGTTAACGGGTTTAAACCATTCTTACTTCTTTCTTTGTTGACAAGTTCTAAAATCGCGGTTGCTTCGTTAGTTGAACCTTGTTCGGTAGGAGTGTTATTCTTATCCGCGATTTCGTCTTGCCGTGAGTTCTCATTTGTTGATTGTCCCGTGCTTCCGTCGGGTAATTCCACCTTATCTTTTGGGTGGATCAAATGAGGATTTTTGTAATGCTTATTCATTCTTAAAACGTCGTGGAAATTGCACCGATAACGCTTGGCGATCTTCCACATACTATCTCCTTGCTTAACGTTACAATGTTGAGCGTTAGCAATGGGAGAAAATCCAAAGACCAGAGCGACGGACAACGCGAGAAAAACACATAACTTTTTCATAACTTTATTTTGTGTCATTTCGTAAACTTAATTCATAAAATACATTAAGGAGGTTGAAAAAATGGTTTACGAATATAAAGTTATAATTAACAACAATATCTATTATATGGCACGATCCACAAATTTAAACCAAGCGATAAAAAAAGTTAGCGATCAAATAAAAAAGGACACCCGTTAAGGTGTCCTTCGTTGTTAGATACAACAATACCCGAGCAATATTATTGTAACATTATTTTAACGTATTCTTTATAAACGTCAAGAAAAAAGTTCGGGAGTAGAACTTTCGTCCGTCGTCCGCTGAACCTATTTTAATTTTAATGTAATTTTTTTACGTTTCAAGTGTAAAAATTATTCGGTTTGATATTCGGCTTCTTCGCCATATCCGCCCGCGTCTTGCTTAAATGTGTATTTAATAATTCGCGCTTCGGCTTCGTAACCGAAATATTCGTCCCGAACTTTTACAAGATCTCCGATAAAGAAATCCTTTTCAAATTTGTATTGAGAATATTTTAGATCAATATCGGCGCTAAAATCGCGTCGAAGAATTTTTTCGGCAAGTTGATTTTTACCTTCTTGACGTTGCCAACCTTTATATAGATCGCTGGTTGGAGTAGTTTCTTGATCTTGTCCTTCCGCGTCTTTATATTTTGTCGAAATATTGGATTGAATTGTTATTTCGTGGCGATCAATACCGCTTGTTGGGTGGACTTCTTCGGTATCTGGATATTCTTCAATATATGTTGTTTCTTGATCGTTTTCGGTAAAAGTTGAAACAATTTGGCAATATGTTTTCTTGTCCGTCGAATTTTCATAGTAACTTGACGATATTAAATTATCCATTGATTGACTAAACAAAATATACGAACTTCTGTTCTGTCCTTGAATGGCATAATATTTGATTAATCCGTCCTCAAACGTTGAATATCCGCCACAATAACAAGCCCTTAATAAAGCGCTAACAAACTCCCAAAGATTGCCCCTCGTGGCTTGTGTTTGCGGAATTGTAATATTAAATGTTGGTTTGACGGGCATAAAGTTTTTAATATAACGATAAGAATTTGCGCCACCAGCCCAGAAATCCGCGCTTCCTTGCTGATCGCAATAATTCGGATCGCCAAGATTATTTGCAACTAATTTGTAAATTGCTTTTTTAAGTTCGGTCGGAAGATCGAAAGGATTTGGAATAATTCTTTGCCCAATTAACCATTTCGCTTCGTAACCCTTGGCGCTAATCATTCTTGATCCGCTGGCGTTAAATGTATATTCAACGGATTTAATTACCCATAAATAAGGTTTGTGAGGTAATTTAGCGTAATTCCCCATTTTAAGCGCTTGAATGTTTGTTTGGTTTGCTGGCGCGTAAATTTGAAACTCTCCTATATCGTAATAAGATAATTCAAACCAACATTCGCTCGGCTCTACCAAGGCAAACGGCTTTAATGTATATTTCCCGATTATTTCAACGTATGGGATCATTTATTCATACCTCGCCTTATAGGAAATAGTAAAATACATTCGACTTTCCCCAGCGCTGGCGGAAACGTTGAAAGTGTTTTTTCCTACTTCGAGTTGTAACCAATCCGTTCCAACAAATGTTAAATACGATAAGACTGGTTGCCCATTGTAAGTTTCAGATCCGTTAATTTTAATATATTTATTTCCTCGTTCGGTATTTATTTCGACTTCGTCATTTGCATTTAAAGTCAAATTTAATTGCATATACCAGCCGTTTTGACTTCCCGAAGAACAACTAATCCGCGGATTTGTAACCGAACTAATTGCGGTTAATTTTATATTCATTCCAACGGATACGTCTCCAATATTTTCAAAAGTTCTTTCCATTTCTAAATCAACAATAGAAAAAACTCTACCCGTTAGAGTAAAATATTGACCCGTATCAACTGGGAAAAATAACTTTGCTATTGTTTGCGAAATTTCGGCGACAATTGTTTTTAAATCTTCCCAATATGGAGCCCCACAATAAATTTCTAAATCAATTTTGCAACTTGCTAACATTCGAGTATATGGAGGAATAGTCGCAATGCCTTTAATTTGTATTTCTCGCCCTTTTTCACGCTCGATTAGAGTAACTACTTGTTTTGTTTTTACATAAGACGTAAAAAAGTCGATTGCGCCTCTTATATCGGGAATGAGTGTAAAAGTCATTGAAATTCCTCGTGGCAAAGCCCGAACCATTTCGACTTGCGCTCCGTCCAAGTAAGGACTTTCAAGCGTAGAAATATCAGTTTCAAGTCCGTGTAAGTTTTCGCATTTTGAAATAACAAAATAGTTATCGTTATTTAGAAGGTCGAGTTCTTTACCGCTTTGATTTACTAAAATTAACTCCATGATCTAACCTCCGATAACTCTTTTAAGTTCCAAGTTTGCTTTATGTAAGGCAAGTTGACTTGTTTCCATTTTTTCGAATGTATTTGATACATTATAATTATTTATTACGTTTCCGTTTCGACCTAATAATTCGCCTAATTGAGCAATTAAGCCTTGACCTTGTAAAGATACTCCGACGGAACCGACATTGTCTAATTGGGCAACGTCAAGACCAAATGACGGCATATTTTTATCAAACGTTCTTGTCATTGATTTTGTAACGCTCGCGACATTCTTATTAAATCCTTCGCCAATACCAAGTATTAAATTCTTACCGATTTGGTCTCTAAAAAGTCTTGAAGGAGATTTAATTCCAAAGAATTTTTTAATGCCACCAAGGATCGATTTACCCATTTCTTTAACTTTTTCCCAAATGACTTTTGGATTTAAAATTCCTTTAAAAAGTCCAGCGAGTAATTCGCCACCACACTTAATCAGATCAGGAATACAATCTAAAAGACCAGTAACAATAGACCCGATAATTTGTGGTAACTGACCAACAAGTTGAGGTGTAGCGTCTATTATTCCTTGTGCTAACTTTAATGTTAATTCAATGCCAGCACGTATAATTTTTGGTAAATTTTGAGTTATAGCATTAACTAACTTGTCAATTATAACGGGAATTTTGTCGATTAAAATTGGCAAAGCGTCGAGCAATCCGTCGGCTACCGCCAAAATAATTTGTATTCCAGCGTCAATAATAACGTCGAGATTGTCGACAATAGCCATTGCAAGCGAGATAACTCCGTCAATAATAAGTGGAATTAAAGTTGGTAGAGAACTTTCGAGAGCGTCGCCAAGCGCCGTCACAATTTGACCCAAATACGTTGCGAATTGAGGTAAAAGTGAGACCAATGTTTGAGTTAATTCGGTAATTACATTAACCGCAACTGGTATTAATTGCGGAACCGCGTTCATAATTCCCTCTGATAAAGATTGTAAAATTGTTGGTGCGCTTTCAAGAACCGCGGTTGCAATAGTCGAAATTATTTCAATTGCTTTTGGTATCATAGAAGAAATATTTGAAACAAGATCTTCGACACCTTGTTTCATTTTCTCTTCTCCGCCTTCAACTCCCGCGATCATGTCGGTAAATCCGTCAGTAATACTCGAAAGACTTGGAAGCAAAGCGCCTAACATATTGTTTTTAACGCCAGCCATTGTTCCTTGTAGGCGTGTTAAACTATCTTGAAAAGTGGCACTTGCGGAAACGGCGTCTTGGGACATAATCATTCCGTAATCTTCCGCCTCTTGCATTAACTCTTTAATTCCGTCGGCTCCGCTATTTAACAACGGAGTAAGTTCACTTGCAGATCGACCAAAAATCTCTTGTGCAAGAGCGTTTCTTTGGGTTTCGTTTTCCATTTTCCCAAGAGCGTCGATACTATCCAGTAATACTTGCTCGGAACTTTTCATTGATCCGTCAGCGTTTCTCATTGAAACGCCGAGTTTTTGGAATGAACTTCCCGCACCTTCAACGCCATTTTCAACGTCGGCGAGTTCGGTTGTAATTGTTTTCATTCCTTTGGAAATATCGTTTATATCGGCTCCGCTTCTTTCCATTGCATAAGAAAGTTTTTGATAGTTATCGGAACTAATACCGAGTTTTTGACTGGCTTTGTCGATTTGGTCGCCAGTTTCGGAAACGCCCTTCGCCATTGCTACCATTGCGGTTCCAGCACCTACGGCGGAAGCGCCGAGTGTCAACACACCAGCGCCAAGACCTTTCGCAAGTTTGCCAGCAACCGCGCCCGCCTTCGATCCATTGTTATCAATGGCGTTATTTAATTCGTTAAGTTCTTTTTTTGTCTTAACGCCAGCGTCAGTTAATTCTTTTAATGAACTTTCATAAGTTTTAACTTGACTTTCAGTTTTCGCGATTGAGGCTTTTTGATTATTAATTGCAATTTGCAAATTTTGGGCTTGTTTTGTATTGCCTTTGCCCTCTTTTTGCAGTTTTGCAAGAGCGTCCTCTAAACTTCCGAGTTTGGATTTTTCGGCTTCGAGAACTTTGTTTAATTGAGTAATTTTTGCTTGAAGTCCGTCCGTGCTTTCGCTCCATTTTCCCATAGAGGCGGTGGCTACTCCAAACTCGGAGTTAACGGTCTTAATATATGTATTAAGTTGTTGAGTTGAGGCGGAAAATTGCGCTATATCCGCTTTAAATATCGTGGTTATTGTATTTTCTTCCGCCATAATCTCTCCTCCTTAATTAATGCCAAGTGGCTTCTTTTGAGGTTACCCAATGTCGATTGTCGCTTTGTCCGTTTTGTTTTTTAGTTTGATTAATTGCCAAGTCGACATATAAGTTATATACGTCTTTAACGTCGGTATTCAATATTTCGAACGGCGACAAGCCTTGGAAATGTCCGCAAAGATAATCAATAATTCCAAAGTTTATTTCGCGGACGCTTTTTTTTATTTTGTAAGGCGAGGCGTTACCTCTTACCCCGCCTTTTATAAGTTTTTTTCCGCTTGATCTACAACTTTATTTACTTCGCTTCCTAATGATTTAAAGAAATCGCCAATTTCGATCGGATCCATTCCTTCTAAATCTTCGTCGACAAAATCGGGAAAAACACATTTAAGCATTTTAACCATAATCCCTTTTTGTTCGGATAGATCAGATTTGCTCGATTGTGCTTGTAGTTCTCCGAGTTCGGTTGCCGTTTTAAAAAGAATACGTCGGCAAATATAAGTTTTCCTTGGTTTTTCGGATTGACAATCCGTATAAACATTTAATTTGTGTTCCATAATTGCTCCTTCCCACTCCCCTATTTTTTTGCGGGCTTGTGACCGCCGTTGGCTGGGTTAAGAAGGACATAAAATTATGTCCTATCTATTATTATTCTCCAAGAACGCTTGAAGCATTGTCGGGAGTGACAACTTGCTCGAAGAATGTATCGACCATGTCGACATTATCCGCGGTAATTGGCAAGCAAAAATCAAGATTTCGTTCGCCAGTTGCTTCAAATGGTTTCTTCGGAGCAACAAATGCAATTTCCACGGATTGACCTTCTGATCCAGTTCCGTCGTCGATTGTGTTTGAGGCTTTGGAAATAGAATTTACTTTTCCGTGATATGCCCAAACAACTTCGCAAGGATTGTCAATGTCTCCGTCGTGTAAAGCATAACCAACCGCAATATATGGGCGTTTGCTTCCGTCCGCTTTTGTGGCGTAGGCAACGCTTCCTCCAACTTCGATTGGAGTATTACCGAGTAACTCGGCAACTACTTCGGGAGCAATTCTTGTTGTTTCGAAAGTTCGTGTGATTGAAGTTGCGCCATAAGTTCTTTGTTGAACAACGTTGTCAGCGTAAACGGCTTCATTTTCGGAAGCAATTTCGCGAGAAACCGATTTAACTGGCGCAAGTTCTTTTACGGCTCCGTAAGAGACGGCTCCGTCGCCAGCGTCAGTTTCGATAGCGTAAACTAATCTTGAACAACCTCGATATTGTCTCATAATAAGACCTCCTTAAAGATATTCGATTTTTTTAATTGTTGCCATTCGGGAGAACCATTTGTCTTGATATGTCCCGTTAGCGTATCCAACGCCACTTGTTATATAACCTTTCGATTTTAACAATTGCATTGCTTCAATCAACTTGCTATATAACTTTGTCGCGTCAGTTGTGTAATATTTGAGCGTAAACTCATAAAGAATTTCTTTCGGTTTATTGTCGGCGGAAACATGATCACTTGAATAATCTTCGTTAATTGTGAAGTATTCTTCGCCAAGTTCTTTCGGCGCGTCGCCTTCGGCATAAACGGGGATATTAGTTCCCGATAAATCTTCGAAGATATTAACCATTGTTCCTCGCCTCCTTTAAAGCCTTAAAAAATTCTTCTTGTTGTATTCGCGAAACTTCTTTTCGAACGGCTCCTTTAACTTGTAGAGCGTTTTTTAACTTGGTATCGGGTTTAATATGTGGTGTTCCGTGAGCGAGAATAATTGCTT